GGTAACAACTGCAATTTATCGCTTCCCCAACAAGGAAGTTTGTATGGGCAATAAGAACACACAAAGCCCAAAACTCTATTACCAGTAGGTTTACTTCTAAAAGTTTCAGCTACATCATCATAACATCTTTTAAAAGGTTTACCTTCTTTGATTGCTTTTATATTATCTTTAGCTTCATCTAATGCTTTCTTTTTATATTCACTATGTTGTTGTGGAGTTTCACAAACAGTCCATTCACCTGTTGATTTGTTGATAACTATCCAACCACCAAAGTTTTTCTTCTGACTTTCTCCATATAAAAATCCCTGTGACGCATAACCAAAGGAATCTTCTTTGACAACTTCAGTAAAACCTCCTGCTTCACCAAACTTTTTTTCAAAGGAATAAGGTGACGCACTCTTAATATCCCATATTTTCTCATCAATCTCAACATCTTGTCTACCCTCAATTGAGTCTCCATTAAACTTGTATGTAACTTTTTTCTGCTCATTTTTAATATCTACTCCTGCTGATTTCATTACAAATATAGCTAGTGCTTCAATAAGATCTCCAAAAGTATTTCTCATTTTATTATTGTAAGGTTGTCCCTCACCTTTAATACCTTTAGCTTCCATCTGTAATTGGCACAATGGTCTACCTACATTTGACATTCTTAATTCAAACTTAGAATTTCTCTCTTCTTGAAACTGTTTTAGTAAGGCGTTTTTACACGCCTCACCAAACTCCTCAACAAGTTTCTCATCTAGCTTAGATGGTTTTTTAGATACTGAATCTAAGTATTGTTGTACTTTTAAAAGTATAGTATTCATTACGAAGCTAATACTTTTTCTGGTGCATCATCAATATCCTCAACAATCTCTGCATCTATCTTATCTGATACATTAGATTGTTTTGACTTAGCACTGTTGTACAAATCTATTACTTCAGCATTTTCAATATCAATAGACTCTTGAAAGACTTTTAATGTTTCCATATCGTCTTCAGATAATTGTAAATTAGAATCTGCATTTACACCTATCTCTGGTACATAGAATACATTACCACCTTTCTTTTGTCTTTTAGTATCAAGAGAAAAAGTACAATTAAACATTAGCTTCTTTCTTTTTTTCAATTGATCTAAGGCAGATGTTACAGGAGTAAAAGCTGTTCCAGTAACTCTATATAACACTGGTAGATTTTCTACGGCATGCGGCTCACCTTGTGCAGTTTTACCATCTTTAAAAGATAATAAACCATACACTAACTTATAACATCTAATAGTTCTTTGATGTTCTAATTGTTCTGGAGTAAGATTAGATCTTTCCTTGTAAGGTATCTTACCACATTTAGTTCCACCTAGTATATCTAGAGCTTCCTCTTTCCAACTTTTAAATATAATAGATCTATTTATGTACTCACCTTTCTCTGCATCGTAATGCATATATTGCATTGCACTGATAAAAGGTCTCAACGTTGCAGGTTTGGCATAAACATTTTGCCCTACACTTGCATCGAAGGTATAGAAGTGACCAACTGGTAATTGATTACCATCGTCATCTTCTGGTGTACGATTGATCGCTAGTCTAGGTATGTTACTACCTGTACTAGACCCATCGTCTTGTCCTATAACTTGCATTATCTGCTCATCGGACATTGTATTTATGTTTGTTAATTTATTGTCAGACATTTGTCCTCCTTTATTGTTGATTTGTTATACCACATTTTTTATAATTTGTCAAGTGTTATTTTGTTATATTGTATAATATATTTATTATAACAAATGACACATAAAAACATGACATAATAAATAAAGTGTCCTCTAACATATTGTAGTTTCTCCATCTATTATTTTTACTTCTAGCCCATCAGCATTTGCAAAGTAATCCCACTCTGATAAAAACTCATGGTCTTTGTTTATGTACAATGTAGTTGGTTCTATTACACACTGATCTTTTAATGCAGTATATTCTAGATAAGCTGAGTACTCTTCATCAGAATATTCATCCATTGTCTCAAGTGCTTCTATTTCTTTGGTCATGAAACCTCCTTCATATTTAACCAATCATATCCTATTTTAAGTTCTGTGTCAAGTGGAACATTAAAATCAATATTGTAATACTGTTTAAGTGCAGGTATTACATCTGCTGTGCCCTGTTTAAATATTTTACTCATCACATCTTCTTCACCAGGATAAATATCAGCCACAATAGAATCATGAACTGTATTTACAAGTAAACTTTTTACTCCTTTTTCTTTCATTAGTTTATATATATTTATACAAGCTAAAGGTACAATGTCAGCTGTTGCAAAACCTTGTACAGGATAATTTTTTATTTGTGTTCCATATGTAGATCCACCCCAAGGTGTTCTTTCTGCATAAGGAAAAGCATACTCTCTACCAGTTGGTAATTTGATTTGTTTAAATCTTATTGCCTCACTTTGTAGTTTTTCATGCCAAGTTTTTATATCTTTATACTTTTCTAAAAATTTAGTGTAGTATCTTTTTTCATCTTCTGTACCAGTTACACCACCATATAAAGGTTTAAATGTATGTGCCTTCGCATCTTGCCTTGATACACCTATGATGTCAGCAGTGTATTGGTGTACATCTATTTTATTTTTTATATCCTCCATACCTTGTGAATCTTGTGCAAGATAAACTGCAGTTCTAAATTCTAATTGTGCAAAGTCTATCTCAAGTATACTGCCTTTGTCAAATCTAGATGTAACGACTTTTCTAATGGGAAATGTTTTACCTCTAGGTTGATTTTGAAAGTTAGGATCACGACTAGATAATCTACCAGTTGCAGTAACTGCTTGCATAAACTTAGGATGCAAGAAACCTTTTTCATTTGTAAAACTTTTTAATCCTTCTACAAATGTATTTAGATATGTATCAACTGCATTGTGCCTTACAACTGAGTCAATAAATTCTTTGAACTCACCTTCTGCTTCAGCTGCAATTTTATTCAATGTAATCTTGTCTGTTCTAAAACCAGACTCTGAAACATCATATACACTTCTAGGTCTTTGTCTAAATCCTGCAACCTTTGCCATTGGTGTATAGATATATCCATCACCGTCACAATCAGAACACTTGGTATAGTTTTTAAATGGACTTCCATCTTTTTTTATTTTTTTAATTACACCTTTACCATGACAACCTATGCATTGTTCAGCTACAGTTCTATGTATCACTTCTGTATTATCTGCAACTAGATTTCTAAACTGTTGTCTTGAATAATTTGGTCTTCTTTTATTTTTGCCTGTATTTTTATCAACACCAACATTAAATATCTTTGCCCAATTTTTTTTATCTTTTGGTTTCATAGAATATATTAACCAGGATAATTGTTCTGGACTAGATAAATTAATTTTAGTATCGCCCATTTGTTCATACACAATCTTATCTATCTTTTGTTTTAGATATGCAAACTCTGCTCTAAATTCTTTTTCAACATTATTTAAATCTTCTAAATTAATATTGATACCATTTCTTTCCATTTCAGATAGCACAATTAAAAACTCATTCATCATCTTTGCTGTCATTAATAGACCTTTGTTCTTTGTTAATTTAAAGTCAGCCATTTGAGAATCAAATAATCTTCTAGTTATCTGTACATCAATCTTACCATATTCCTCTACAACATCTGCAGGTATGTTTTCAAAAGATACACCTCTGTCCATCCATTCTTTGATAGCACTATCTTTAGATCCTATCTTTCTTCTACGGCAAGACATCTCTAATGTTAAACTTTTTCTTAAACCTCTGTTTAATATATACTCTCCTAGCATAGTGTCATATACCTTGCCATTGTATTTAAAACCAGATTCTAATAGCCACATCAAATCAAATTTAATATTGTGACCTACCAATAGAGTTGTTTTATCTAGTGTCTCTTGTATTTTGTGATAGCAACCCTCATCTATTCTCTCGCTATGATTTGTAAAATAATACTCATCACCGAAATAAGAGTTTAAACCTACACTTACTAATATATTATCCTCATGAAATGGTGATGGATCATACCCACCATTCTCTGTTTTTTGATATGATGTTTCTACGTCTACTGTTGTAATCATGCTTCGTACCTACTTATTTCCTTTCTAATGGTGCACACGGGTTCACCATGATAACCATTTATTTTGTTTTTACTTACGCATAAAGTTCTAGTTCTATCTGAAGGATCTGAATTAGTATTCTTACCTATACCAATAATTAAATCAGCTTCAGCAGCTTTACCTGTTTTAGAGTTTTCCATTTGATCAAATGAAATACTGTTTCTATTGTGTGCATCAGCAGATGCTTGAGATATGGCAATCACTGCACAATCTCTTCTCTTTGCAATCTCTCTTGTAGCTGTGTATATCTGTCTTAATTTTTCATCTGTTCTAGCATATGTACCTGCTACATTTATTTTATCTAACTGATCTATCACAATAATATCTGGTGTATTTTTTTCACAATGTGCATCTATATCATCCATTGACCAATCTACTGTATCAAACATGGATATATTATCTTTTATTTCATTCCAATGTGATTGAGCAGTATCCAAATTATCTACTATTTCTTCTCTTGTCATGCTAGTAAAACAAGATATTGCTCTCATTTGTGTACGAACAGCAGGCTCTTCATTAATAAACGCATGTATCTTCGCACCCTGTTCAGCAAAACCATTTGGCCCTGCACACAGACTAACCCAAAAAGCAGTTTTACCTGTCTCTGGTCTAGCAAATGCAATCATCAAATTGCCACCACCTATACCTCCAATATTATTTTTTAGTATTGGGATATTAAATTTCCATTTAGATGTTGTAGATAGAGAAGTTAGCACATCATTTATATCGTGAGTAATTGCAGGTGCTTTATCCTCATCAATACCATGTTTATGTTTTTCTATCATGGTTACTATCTCATTAAAATTTGCTTCTTTACCATTAAATATTTCAGTAGACTCTATAGCTATTCTTTGTGCAAGATCTCTGTCAGATAAGATACGCATAATATCTTTTGCTATCTCTTTGCTAGGTTCCTGTACCTCTTTTATATCTTCTACTAACTCACTAAATTTTTCTTTTGCAGCACGAGTTAACGCAGGATTAAATATGGTAGTATGTAAAGAATATAACTCATCAACTTTTATATCTTCTTCATACTTCTCATGTGCCTTTTGTATTGTATCATACAAAGAACTTATATCTCCTCCAAATACTGTTGGAGATAGTGTGCCTTTGTATTGTGTATAAAATTTTTTATTAAGCATAAGCCTAATCATTTGTTTTTCTATCATCTACCCTCTCTTTCTATAAAATCTTTTACAGGTCTGTGTTCGTAATTATCTGAGTTACCTTTACTGTAAAATAATTCTCTAATTTGTTCTGTGTTGTAGTATTTTAAGTCATCTTCTAAAGGTTTAACAATTATATTTTCAAACCCAGATGATCTTAAATCTTTTGCCATATCATATGCTTTTGTTGTAGCATCTCTATCTAAACATATATATAAATTTTTATATGGTTTTAAGTGTGACTTCTGTACATCTTTTAATTTTGTACCCATGATTGCTATACCAGTTAATATATTTGATACTGCACAAGCTGATGGACAATCCTCTACAATTACTGCATCATTACACTCGCCACATTTAAATGGAACATCTTTATTACCATACATAAACCATTTAGGAAATGTATTCTTATCAAGTGCCCTACCTACTGCACCAACTATCTTATGTGATATTCTATTTTTAACTAAGAATACAACTCTATTTTGTTTTACATCATATTTAAAATCTGCTCTGCCCCATGACCAAGACTCCCAACAATTATTATTTGATAGCCAACGCATAGCTTTTTCATTTGAGTATATTGATTGAAAACTATCTGGTATTTTAAAATTAACATCTTCTATATGTAATTCTTTATTACCATGAAATACTCTCTCTACATATTGCATATTTTTTTCTCCTTGTTTTTTGCCTTTAGCACTACATGAAGCATGAAAGCAATACCAGTTTAGATTACCCTCTGTGGTATCTACAGAGAAAGTATTTCTACCATTACAAAATGGGCAATCCATTCTGGTTTGTATATCTGATTGTAAAGATAAACCCTCTACTACTGCTAGCTGTTGTTTATAGTTCAAAGTACAACTCTCTCTGCTTTTATTTCTTCGTATGTAATTAGATACTTATCTTCAGATAAAAATTCATTAGGTTCAATCTTCATCAGATTGTGATTTAAATATTCAGCTACGTTATTTTCTATCTCTTGATATGTTGGCTCTTTCTCGAATGGTATTATTGCTGTTGCTTCTATTCCTAGTCCTGTTAGTCTTATTTTGTATTTTTTCATCATGATTTTCCTTACCATAGTTTGACTTGTTTGTCAAGTCATTTTGTTTTTTTAATTGCTTATAATAGTTTGGGTGCTTAAAAACAAATGTCATTGGTTATAAACATCTAATATACTTTCATCCCACAAATCTACACTGTAAGATTTTCCGTTTAACTCAAAAGAGAACTGAGTTCCTTTTCCTTCAAGATAATCATCTTGCCCATTTAATGTGCCTCCCATTTCATTTTCTATTTTATTTATTAATTGTTTTCCTATTTCATTTGGTGTCATTAATGCTCCTTATAACTTACTTGTTTAACTCTACGATCCCAACAAGCACGGCAACTACCACACTTACCAAAATCATATTTAGCTTTTTGTTTTCTATTTAAAACAGAGTATGCCTCTTTAGTCCAAACATTGTTATCTTTGTCTGTACGATATGCAAGACACTCTTTGCCTTTATGCTTTTTATCTTTATGCACACCAGATGTCCACTTCCAAAACTTAGGAATAGCACCATCAACTTTAGTAGCAGATACACGAAGACATAAATTTTTAGGAACATCTTC